TATGTGATATTCAAATGCATGCAACTTGTCTATGATTGACCTAATGCAGTTGTTTGTCAATTCTGTTGTATTGAAGTTAACTATGTAGATTGGTGTCATATCAAATATTCACATGTCACTTCTTCATTAAAGACAAATTTCTTATCTTCTTTGCTTATGTCATAGAAGATGTTCATATTAGGTTGATTAGAGTTATGCCAATACCATTGAATAGCATATGATCTTACTATTTGTTCACTTACAGGCAATACTTTTATGCTATTGAAGAACTTATTCATGACATATGTGAATACAGTCTAATCAAGTCTTTCAAATTCTCCATCTTTGCTTAAGTCTAATAGACTTTCAAACGACATCTTATCTATTTCTTTTGTCAATGTGTTGTTTCTTTTGATTGAGAAGCACAATTGAAAAAGTCCCTAATAGTTAAAGTCATATTCATGTTTCTGAAACCAATCTATTGCTCGCCATGCTTGTTGAATTGGATAGTTTCTCATTCGTATCCATGCAGAATACTCAGTGTTGAAGTCAGACCACAAAGGATGCGGCATCAAACAAATGTCATATTTTCCATCATTGAACTTGTCAATAAGCTTATCTAATGATCCTCTTACATGCATGCTACCATCTATTGTCACACATATGTCAGTTGTGCAATATTTGAACACATTGTATCTCACTCTAAAGCAACGCTCAAATGGTGTCTTGTATTGAAGAAGATCTTTGTCAAATATGACATTCCAGGTGTTGCTTTTAAGCTCATCATCATCAGTAATAAGAAGATATTCAACATGATCTTGTCTATTTTCAATTTCATGTACTTTCTCATACCCTTTTCCAATTACAAATGTAAGTATTGAGTACTTATGCATACTATTGTCTCCAAACTAAATAACTGTTGACTTGCTCTTTAGTAGGTCTTGGAATTTGTGCAACTTGCAAATTCCAAGTATTAGAGAATCTATTGAATCCTGCTATTGTACGTTGCTATTTCAGCTAATTGCTGTTTATTGTGCTAGGATTTTCAGGCTAAGTGTCTTCAAGATATTTTTGTGAGTCATGAATGTCTGCAAATGCCCAAAAAGGTGTATAGAATCCAAACTTAGTTATCCTATATGTATGGTCAATATGCTCTACAGCATTGACATATTGCTCATCAAAAAGTCCACAATACTATATGCATTTCTTAGTGAAATACACAAATCCACCATGAAGATTTGCATACATGTCTAATTGCATATTGTTTGCTTTCAATTCTGCAGTATGGACAATCTTATCTATTTCCCATGATGGTGGAGTGTATACTGCTCCAAAAATAAGATGCTCTAATTTGAACGCTTTCGCAGTATCAACATAGCATTTGAACACATTGATGTCTTTTATCTTGATGTCATCTTCAATAAGAAATAGATGCTCACACTACTGATCTAACAATGTCTTCAATGCAACATTCTTGCAATAGCCTATTCCAAGATCTTCTTTGACATTGAAATATATTATGTTTTTGCCATCACTGACATTTATAGGATCACATTCATCATAATCATATTCTTTGTTCTTAACTATGACTATAGTGTCTACTATGCCTGCTTTCTAAGCCTACATTACAGTAGAAAGCTAATCATTGAAAAATTGCTTTCTGTTGCAAGTCAATAAGCCTACTCCAATTTTCTAATCTTGGTACATATAAGATATTATACCGGAAACTAGAAATTACAATTCACTAATGTCAGTTTGAACTGTATTGTCAGTAATCAACTTCAAGAAATCTTCTTCTGTTATTACTTTAGTGCCAAATTCTTTTGCTTTCTTGTTTTTTGATGAACCACTATCAGGTGTGTTTGTGACTAAGTATGTTAGTTTTTTGTTTACGCTACTTAAAACATCAAAACCATTAGTCTTTGCTAAATTCTCTGCTTCAGTTCTTGACATAGTGTTTAATTTGCCAGTAAAGCAAACGGACATACCATTCTTGACTGCTATGACATCTCTAGAATTATTCTGAGATATGTCAGAATAATTGTAACGACTATCTAAAGTAATCTTATTGACAATTTCAAGATTCTCTAAAAGATCATCTTTGAACTTTTGAAGTGTAAGTTCTCCAATTCCAACTGGCAATCCAACAAAATTCATTGTTGTAAGATTGTCATATCCATAAAAATCAACAATCTTATTGATAAGTGTTTCACCTACTCCTTTGAAGTTCATTGCAGCTAAAAGCTCTTGCTTAGATCTGTTGAACACCTTTGAGACAAGTTCATCAGCTAATTTCATTTCAGTCTTATGTCTAGAATTTGGCTTGAACTTAAGCAATGCATCAAAAGAGTCAATTTTGAAGTTCTTAAGCGATGCTTCTGATGTATGCTTTACACCAAGTTTCTTAATGAAATAAGCAATCTGATGTGTAACTTGATCATTGCAATTCTTATTAGAGCAACGAAGATTGATTCCATCACGTTCAAGCACATTTCCACAACAAGTGCAAGTTGTTGGTAGTTCAATGTCAACAACATTTGTATTGTCAACTACTTCAATAATCTTAGGAATGATGTCACCAGACTTAAGAATCTTCACAACACTTCCGTACTTAATGTTCTTCTCTTCAAGATAGTCAAGATTATGACAAGAAGCACGACTTACACTGCATCCACCTAACTGAACAGGCTCAAGAATAGCAACTGGAATGAAGAAGCCATCTTTTGATGGACCTTCAAATGCAATATCAATAACTTTAGTTGTTGCAATAAGCTGATTTGTCTTTACTGCCATGCATGCATCTGGACGATATTTCTCTTCATTGCAGTAAGTTGAGTCACAGACTACAAGTCCATCAACATCATATGGATAGTCTTTAGTTGCATCAGCCATAAGCTTGTCTATCACTTCATCTGAAGTAGACAAATCCTTGTCATATGTGCAATTGTATGCAACATAGAAGTTGTTGTCATCAAGCAACATGAACTGGTATGCTTTGCCATATTTAGGTCCAAGAACAGTATAGCAGACAAAAGACACATTTGCAATCTCATCTTTGTCCCAATACTTCTTGTTCATGATTCCTGCACAAGCATTGCGAGCATTTGCAAATCCTTCTAACCTGTCAAAGTCTTTCTTAAATATGACAAGCTCACCACGAATGTCAATAGTGTCTTTTACAAAGATCTTCTCAGGAACATACTTGACATACTTTATCTTGTCAGTGAGATCTTCACCAAACTCTCCATTTCCACGAGTAGAAGCACTCACTAGCTTGCCATTCTCATAGTGAAGTCTGCAAGAGATTCCATCAACTTTAGCAGAGACATTCATTGAAGTCTTGATGCAGTTCTTGATGAACTTCTTGATGTTCTCAGGCTCTTCAATCTTAAGCTTGTCAAGTGAACCCATCACAAATGGGTGCTTCACTTTGCCTGCAACTTCATGCAGCGAATTGCGAAATGCATCATATTCTTCATCTGTGACAAGTACTTGATATTGTTCAACTAAGTCATCAAACTGAATGTCAGTCATTATAGGCTTACCTTCACGATAAGTCTTATTAGCATTAAGAATCTTTAGCTTAAGTTCTTCTTTATTCATATTTGTATTATAACACAATCTTAGATATTTTTATACTCAATCTACATCAAACTCAATTATGATCTTTCCATCTTCACCTCTTACAATTGCATCATGCCAATGGCCTTCATTTGCAACTATATGAAGAAATGCTTCCATATCTGAAACTGAACATGGCGTATCTATAGTTATGTGTTTTTTAGCATTATGCCTATAAGATGTTTTTGTCATAGTCTAAATATGAATCAATGTGAAAAAATGAATGCTAATGTCATGATAGCTATTATAGATAAGATTAGCAATACTGAAATTAAGAAATCTCTAATGTAGTGCTTATTTCCAGCACCAACTTCAGATTCCATTAGTTTTTCAATAAAGTTCATGTGTTTTGCAAGTTCTCTTCATTCTTAAGGTCTTCAAAGCAAGATGGAGCTATCTCAATCAGCTTGTCGAGTATGACATTTGCAAGGTCTCTTATCTCATGTTGTGCTCTTTTGCTCAAGCGCAGCTTCAAGAAGTTTCGCCATGCTCTGAAATCTGCAGTGACACACATCTTAGTGCAGCAAGCATTTGGAAGAACATATCTTGCTATCTCATTCTTAAGGCCAAGTTCTTGTAACCGCTTATATACATCCCATGCATTGCTCATTGCCATAACATACCAATCATAAGCATGACTATTTGCTCGTATTTCATCTGGTATGACATAACTTGGTATGTTCTCATCTACATAGCGTTGGCTTCTTTGAGAATAGCTGAATCCAATTCGATGTCTTACAAACTCATGTGTGACTACTCTACTCACACCATCAATCTCAAATGTTGCAGTTGCATGCTCAATGCAGCTCTCATGTCCTGACTTGATTATTGCTGCTATCATCTTGCGAGCTTTGTCTAGCTCTTTTGGAACAGAGTCATAGCAAGTTGATGCACATTTTGCAATCAATGTCTCTGGATCTGGTGTATTTGCTAATAATGTTACTGTCATAATATGATATTGTACTTTTTAGACTAAAATAGCACCTACATAGGTGCTATTTTTGTTAATGCTATTGCAACTCAATTATAGAACTTCAATCTGAAGTGCTTCTGCTTTCTTCTCTTCAATCTTCTTTACTGGAAGTGAAATGTAAAGAAGACCATCTTCAGCTTTTGCAGAAATCTTAGTGATGTCAATTGTATCTGCAAGAGGAAGAGAGAACTCATATGACTGATGCGAGATGCCACAATATGTCATATTGTCATCTTTTACTTTATTCTCACTTCCGCATCTTACAGTAAGAACACCATCAAGCAATTCAACTTTCACTTCTGACTTCTTGAATGGTGTATATACTACTTCTAAGTCAAAACTCTCAACATTGCCATTTTCATCTCTTTTTGTTATAAGATTGTGTGGCCTGTTTATAAGACGTTTCAATCCTTTTGACTCTTTATTGAAATCATAATCCATCATAGCTTCTAATTCTGCAAACATGTTTGCAAATGGATTATTGTATATTATTGTACCCATATTTTTATTTCCTTTGTCTTTATTGATGTCGTAATTGATCATCAAACATAGCTAAAAGACAATGGAAAACCGTTCTCATCATCTTCTAGCTATGAATTATTTACTCTTAGTCTAAATCTAAACCTTTAAGTAAATCTGCCATATCATCATCTGATGCATCAGTTGATGTCTCATTAGTTGATGTCTCATTAGTTGATGGTTGCTTGTCAGTTGTCAACTCATTAGCAACTTCTTCAACTTTCTTGTCTTCATCTTTCTTTTCTTCAGTAATGTCTTTAGTCAAGCTTTCAAGATCATCATCTGAAATGTCATCTGAAGCATCAGTCTCAACTTTCTCATTTGTAGTTGAAACAGTCTCTTTTGCATGTGATTCAGTTTTTGGAGAGTCAAACACTTTAACTTCATCATCGTCATCAACAATATCATCATTTGACACTTTGATGTATTTGTTGTAGAATGCTTGAATTTCATCCTTAGTTGATGACACATAATATGTTGCATCAAATGGAAATGCATCAATTGCTTGCTTTGTTATAGCTGGAAGATCTTTTGGCTTATTTGCAAAAAGTATCTTGTCAATAACTTTGTTCTTGTAGATGTACTCATTTGGCTGTCCTTCATTGCGAACTTCAGGAACTTCAGACATATGCATGCAGCAGTCTACAGCATTCACTCCATTGAAGCAATTCTCTTTAAGCAATTGTGCTTCAACTTTCTTTACAAATGCATCATATTCTTTCTTGTCACCAAACATGATTACTTTGAACTTACCATTGTTTCCTTCATAATTAGGATCATTGACAACATATACAGGAACTATAGCTTGATACTTACGTCCAAAGTCACGATTCTTCTTACGTGCATCAGCATCTTTCCAATTTGACTCTTTCAAAGTCATGAATTGCTGATTTGCATAACGGCAAATAGGACAAGTCTCATATCTGTTTCCTTCCCATTCAACCCATTTTGTCACTGGACATACTACTTCATCTTCAATCTCTGGATAGCCTTTATCATTGATCTTCCAGCGCTGATGAATGAATCGCTCAATGAATGGATAGTCACGATCTGTTCCCTGACCTGCAAAGTTCAATAATCTGAAACGATACCAAGTCTTCTCTCCGTTCTGTTCAGGACATGGCTTAAGTGAAAGAACAATGCTCTTTCTCTATGCTGTTCCTGCTGATTTGCTCTTTTTTGGCAATGTATTTAAGAATGTACACATTTGTTTTATTCCTTTACTCTTGTATTTAATTTACTATTGTATCTAACTTATGAAAGACACTCATCTCTCATATATTGAAATTATACGTTTTTAGCATTTAGTATAGCGTCATTTGTATACTTTATAGGATTTATCTTTATGTTCTTTAACTTCAAAAATGCTTCATTCACATCATAATGGTACTTGTCATATCGTTCATATAGCATATGAAACTCATCTCTAGATATGTTGTCTAATTTTTCAATGACATTCTTGAATTTTGGAATTGCTGCAAAATAGTATATTGATATTCTTCCAGCTGCATAATATGATGCAATCTTTCTACTAGATATAAGATATCTAAGATAGTCAACAACTGAGTTGAAGTTAAGTTTTATGCAATCATCTACAATATTGTCAACAGATCGTAGAAAGTTATTGTATATTCTATTGTGCAATTCTGAAATTTGAAGACTTTCAACATATTTGTTGATTGTGTCTAATGAAACTAAGTAGACATCAATGTCTTTTTCAAATTTGTTGAATTTATTTACGAAAAAATCTAAATATCTGGTGCTATCAATATCATATTTGTTGCAAATAGTTGCCAATAAGTCAAATTTTGCCTTATATTTTGCATAGATGTTCTTAGGTGAAACTTTATCTACAGGCAATTTGTATACAACATATGGATTCTTAAGTTGCAAAAAGTATTTCAAGTATCTTGCAATATATTCTCCATCAATAGTCATGTTTTTTTCTGACATTCTTAAGATATTTCTTTCCAACTATATTGTTTCTTATCTTCTTAAGATATGGTCCTTTGAAGATAGTTGAAAACTACTTATACATCATACTAAAAAACTCAAATATTGTCAAATTGAAATAATGTAGAAGATTTTGGATGAAGTCTTCATCATCTAACAAAAGTATAAGTTGTTTCTTTATGACAGAGTCATCATTTTCAACATTAATTGATGGATATTTAGTCTAAATGTACTGAAATATCTCATAATTGTCTATCTGATTGATGAATTTGTCATTAGTGTAGAAAAATGATGTCTCAAAATTAGACTCAATTGTAGAAGTAGAGAAATCTTTGGTATCTTCTACTGCTTTAGCTTCAGTTTCAACTGTATAATTAGAATCTTTCTTCATAAGATTGCAACAATGTCTTTATGATATTGTACTAATGTCTGCACTAATTGCCGGAATGTTCTTGATTATGTTTCCAAGTTCAGAATCTGATTCAGCATCACATACCATATTAGTGTCAAATGTCACATCTGCAACAGTCAAAGTCTCAGGATCAAGTTTGAAGTTGCAAATCTTTCCAATTTGGCCACCAAGACGATTCTTAAGTAGCCTCATATTTATTATTCCATTGTCACGATCTTCAGGCTTTTGCATAAGTGCAGCTAAGAAGTCTGCTGTATGCACAATACCTCTTGATTCTGACACATTTTGCATGTCTATTGTCTCTGAATTCATACCTTCTGAATTGCATTGCACTGCAGAAATGACTGGAACTTTGAACATGTAGCTCAATGCTCTAAGCTCTTCTGATACACTCAATCCATCTTTGTACATTGAATCAGTCTTATGATTTGGAAGAACTAAATTCAGATAGTCTACTATTATGATGTCAAATGTATGTCCATTGCTCTTAAGATTCTCAAGATAAGTCTGTATGTCTTTTGTCCTAATGCTTCTAGGTGGATATTCTTTTATGAAGAGATTTGCTTTTGGATAGCTAGCATAGAATTCTTTGATTCTTTCTACAGCAGTTTGCTCATTGTCTTTAAGCTTGTTTATGTTCTTCTTAGAGATATGAGCATCAAATCTTTGTGCATATACATGCTGACTCATCTCAAGTGAGATGACAACAACAGAAAGATTCTGCTTCAAGAAGTTTACTGCTAAGTTGCTCATAAAGACTGATTTTCCTAAACCAGCTTGAGCCATAATCAAAAACAGCATACGACCATCTTTCAAAATACCACCATTAGTGTAATTGTCTAATGCATCCCAACCAGTCTTTATTTTTGCTTCAGGATTTCTAATGAAATCCCAGTGATCTTTCATTGCTTGTTCATCAAAATAGTTCAAACCTAAATCAGTGTCATTGAACACTATCTTCTGAACTTTGTCAAAGTTCTCAAGACATTTGTCAACTACTTTCTCATAACTTTCAGGATTTCTGTCTAACAACTCAGAATTGTCAAATAATGCATTGTAGAATGCATTTCTTCTGATGAATTCTCGCAAATTTGAGTTCAATGCATCTTCACTTAGATTCAAATTCATATTTGACACTTCTGTCAGAAGTTCAGACACATCAGTAGTAGTTATTTGCTCATCGTGTGTCTCTATGTATTTCTTTGACAACAATGAGATTATCTTAGAGTTTGGACATGCATTATACTTCTCATAGTATTTAAGCACTAACTTCAGTACTGTTCCAAGAGCTTTGACTTTGAACCAACGCTTGTCATAAGCATTTGACAAGATGTTCAACCAGTTCTTGTCAGTCAATGCTTTCTTAAGTAGAAGTTTCTCTATTATGTCAGTTGTAAAGTCTAATTCCATTTATGTCTTCTATTAATTCCAACTAGAATAACCATCAATAGTTGATTTGTTATATGATACATTATTAGACTTTGCAAATACTGTATTTTGGTTAGAGGTTGTATTTTCGCATTGTACAGGTTCTGGAAGTGCTTTAGTGTCTTTGCTTAGAGATTGAAGTTGCTGAAGTTGAGATGTCAGTTTTGCATTCTCAAATGACAATTCAGATATCTTCATAAGATATGTGTCATTCTCATTTTGAAGCTCATTCTTCTCATAACGCAATTTCTCAAGTTCAGCTGACACGATGTTGTTTTCTGCGCTATAAGTTGCTGAAGTGCTTTCAATGTATGTTGCTAGCTTTTCAGTAAGTTGAGAATTTTCAGCATTGAGTCTGCTTATTTCTGACTTAAGATTGTCTATAAGTTGCTCATTCTCTGTTTTTCCAACATAAGCTTGCATATAGTCATTTATGACAGATAAGTCAGGTGGCGCAGTTATGCCAAGTTCATTAGCCATTTTAGCAACTTGTTCTTTCTCTTCTGGTGTCTATTCAAACAATTTTGAAAACACTGCATTGTTTTTGTTCTTCTTTGCCATAATCAATCCTCTATTTCTTCTTCTATTTCATTAAGTTCTTTAGTTATAGAATTTGAATATCCCATAGTCTCAATTGACTTCTTATTGAAGTCTTCAATGAATGATGCCCAAATCTCATCTTTTTTGATAAGATCTTTATATGTTATTCTCTTGTCAGAATAAGATTTGCACTCATAACCACCTCTTACATCAGCAAGATATCCCATCTTGACAGCGTCTTCAACTAGACCATCATACTTAGCAATACCAGTATTGAAGTCAACATACACTGTAGCTGTGTATGCAGGCTTGCATACGCGATTCTTTACTACAAAGAACTTTATCTTGTTTCCTTTGAAGAATCCAACATCTTCATTTTCAGATTCACGACCAGTCATGAAGTCAGTGTCAGTAGACTTAATCAAGAGCTTTTCACACTGAAGAATCACATGTGAAGCAAATTGTATTCCAAGACCTCCTGCCATATTATGGACTTTTGAAGCAAACATTGCACTAGGATCTTGATATTCATGATTGACTATCAATAATGTAGCATTTGACTGAACAACACGCATCATCAGACCACGCATCATGTTGTTCTTTAGCTTTGCACCTAGACCCATATCCATTGCAGCTCTGTCTTTATTGACTGCATCATTCATCAACTTATCTGCAGCAAGAGCTCCATAAGAGTCAAGAATGCAAAGAGCTCGTACTTCATCATTATTGCTTGGATCAGCTACATACTCTTGTCTTGCTTTGACTAGCATATCATATGTCTGAAGCATCTTAACAGAACATTGCTCAACTGATGCAATAGGAATATGATTGACTTTGCTCATGTCAACACCATATTGCTTGAAGATATTGACTAATGTTCCACCTTCAGAATCAAATATGTACACAACATCTATCTTGTTGTTCTTCAATGCTAATGCTGCAGTTGTAGCAGCAATCAATGACTTACCTGATCCAGATTGGCCAAACAACGTTGAGATTCTTCCAACTGGAAATCCTTTATTGATGTCTCCTGTCAATACTCTATTGAGAGCAAAACTTCCTGTATCTAAGAACTCTTTCACATCTGCATAAGTTGACTCAACTAAGTTTTCAGCACCTGTAGTCTTCTTTATGTCTTTTAAGATTTGATTTAACTTCATATGATATTCCTTTTATGATATTATACTTTGCTAGCTTTCTTGATTTTTCTTGTCTCTAGACTTTATAGACTTAAGCACTAAAAATCGCTTAATCACCATATAATATAATGCTAAACGCACTGTAAGCATTCTTTTTCGCATAGCAATTGACATATTGTTCAATTGCATGTTTATGTCTGGTGTTATCCATGGACATTTTTCTAATTCTACAAGCTTTTTCCATAACCGCTCATTGTAGTAATGTGTTATTTCTGATGCTTTTTTCTCTTTTCCTAAATATGTTATATGATGTGCTACAATTCTTCTAGGAATCATATCTAGATTAAGAAATCTCATATTTGCAAATACAGCCTGATTGCGTATTGACAAGTACATGTATATGACTTCATTACGTTGTATTGTATCTAGAAAATCAATTTCAGTGTCTTTAGTTATCAAGTATTTTCCAAAAAGCTTATTCAACATCTTATAGCAATATGGTGTTATTGCTGCAGATTGAATGTTTATGTGCTCTTCATAGAAATTGTAGTTGTCATCAATGATTCCAATGTCATAATTGCAAGTCTTCACATTCAACTTTTGGATGTAGATGAATTTTGCATTTATTCTGACACGCTTTATGGACGATGATGAAATTGTCATAATATACTATACTTAAATATAGCAATTATGCATCAACTGACAGCATCTCATCTATTTTCCATACAATGTAGTCTCTAAATCTTTCCGGTTCAGGACGATGCTCAACATCTTCTATGTATTCATCATAGTCAGTTACAGCATCTGGAATAGCATACCATGCACTATATATGTTTCTGACTGCTGGTATGAATTCACCACCTGACAATTGTTCTGTTCCACCGAAAAGATATGTCTTGAAAGTGAATTGAAATACACTAGTTATCAAGTCATCTGTTGTTGGATCAAGCTCATCAGGATGCTCTTCTGAGACAGAATCTTGCATTATGACTTGATTGTTGAGTTTTATTCCAAGATATTTAGGATGTTGACAAGTAACATATACATCAGAATTGAAGAACACCATGAAGTTTGTTGCAATCTGATCTATGTCTGATTGGTTCTTAGATATGATTGACACTTCATAGTTGATGTCAATTGGAATTGGTGTCAAAAGCTCATATATTCTGTTCTTAGGACTTATTTCATACTTAACTTCATTATGAAGATTGTTCAATCTGTCTGCTTGTCTAGAATAACCTGTCCTGTTTATTGTTATCATTGGCAATTTCATTTTTGCTTTACGTTCAGCGTTTTGCCAACTTTTGTATATTCTAGATCTTTGTCCTAACTAGCAATTCACTACAATCGGTGTTGTTTCTCCATTAGCATTAACATTGTTTATGGTAATGTTAGAGAATATGTTCTTGAACATCATGTTAGCTAATGCTAATTCAGCGTTATAACTTCTAAATTCCATATGAAACTATTTACTTTACAAAAAATGTCTATTATTGTACAATAAACATATATGAATAGTAAGAAAGAGATACATGTTGTAGATTTTAACTTATTTGCAGATGTCATTAAGTCTGCAACTAAAATTGTTGAATCTGCTAAATTGACTATAACTGAAAATGGCATTGAAATATATGGTTGCAGAGGAAAGTTGACACGTTGTGAACTTAACTCTAATTCTATATATAGTGATGAGCCAATTGAGTTGACAATTGAGAATCTAGGAACATTCTACAAAGTTCTTTGCACTATTTGTGAAATACATAAAGATGACTATCTAGACTTTAAGTTCTATGTAGATCTTCCAAAAGTGTTGTTTGAGTCAAAGAAGTTTAAGACTAAATATCAGACTCAAGTTGAGACTGTTGACAGCGTAGCAAAATGGATTTCAACAAAACTTACTACTCAACTTATTCCAGAGTTTGAGTTCACTACAACATCAGATCTTATTCGCAGAATCAACAGCCATTCATACATATTTGACAAGATAGATGACTTAAGAATATATCTTGAGACTAAAGATGACATGGAGAAGAATGCAATATTTGCAACTTTAGGAAATAAGTCATCTAATTTGAACAATGAAATGACATTGAAGTTTGGAATTGTCAATAATGGAGCAATTGCAAAAGATCGCAACATAATTCTTGATCTAGAGCATCTTAATTTGTTCAATGCACTTCCATCTAATGACATCAAGATATTTCTTCCAAAGCAATACAATATGCTAGTAAGCAAAGCTAAAGTTAGTGGAAAGAATGACACATACTTTAGCATGAACATCTACAATGCAATATTGAAGAACTGATGATTTCATTTGAATATAGGCAGTTTTTGAATGAGAAAGTTATGGAATATCTCCATAACTATGTTCGTATTGGTGACAAGTTGAATTTCAGATGTCCTCTTTGTGGTGACTCTCATAAGTCAGCAACAAAGAAACGTGGATGGTGGTATATGCAAAGTGCTAGCTACTATTGCTTCAATTGTGGAACAGGCATGTCTGGAATAAAGTTTCTTGAGTCTATTTCAGGAAGTGCATATGAAGACATCAAGAAAGAATACACTAAGTTGTTTCTAAAAAGTGGCTTATCTAGCAATCTATCATCATACTTCAATGTTCCTAATTCTGAGCCTACAATATTTGACATTCAACCTCTAGTGAAGTCTGAATGGAAAAAGCCGCTTTCTGAAGAAGCATATGAGTATTTAGAGAAAAGACTAGTAACTAAATCACCATTTTTCACAAACAATTTCTACTCATGGATAAGCAAAAATGGAAATGAGTACATTCTTATTGATTGGATATTGAATGGTGTAGATGCATACTTTCAATTGAATGACTACAAGAAGTTTGGAAACATGAAATACATCTTTCCAAAAGACACTAAGAAGCTAATATATGGCTTAGATAGCATTGACATAACATGGCCATACATAATAGTATTTGAAGGTGTATATGACAGTCTATTTGTGAAGAATGGAATTGCAGTAGGAACTAAAGCTATTACAGACTATCAATTGAAGATCATTCAAGAGAGATTTCCACAACATCAAATAGTAATTTCATTTGACAATGACAGCTCTGGACTTGAGTCAATGCAAAAACTAGTAGAGTCTAAGCATGATTTCAAATTCTTTAAGTGGTTTGATGCAAATACAAAGCAAAAAGACATAAATGACTACATCATGCATAAGAATGATGTAAATATCTTTAGTGATAAGGATGTCTTAGAGAAGCTAATAATTGGAAAATTGTCAATGAAGATGTATCTTATTAGAAATGGCTTCTGGAAAGATGATGTTGTCAAAAAAGAAGTTAAAGTAAATGATATAGGTTCATCAAAAACGCGGAAAATATGCAAATGCATCAAGTGGTAAGTACTTACCACTGAATCCATAGAAGTATAAAGGTGCACAATTGCCATTGTACAAAAGCGCATTAGAGCATAAGTTTATGCTTTATGCTGATAAGAATCCTAACATAATTGAATGGTCATATGAGCCTTCACCAATAAGATATTTTGACCCTGTAAACAAACGAATACGCAGATACTATGTAGATTTCACTATAGTAGTTAAAGTTGGACAATTGAAGAAGACTATTTGGGTTGAAATCAAACCATTTTGTGAGACACATGCTCCAGCAAACAAGCAAAATCTTAATGCTATGTCAACATGGCTCATAAATCAAGCAAAATGGCAAGCTGCATCACAACTTGCCAAATCAAAGCATTTTGAATTTCATGTTATAAGTGAGAAAGAATTAGGTTGAGACCTTCAACATCTAATTGATTGGACTATTTGGTGGAATGTCAAAATTCCATTTTTTTCTGAAGTCAATTTCATGAGTCAAAAACTCTTTAGTCAAAATGCTTTTTCCAACAGAATAATGCTATAAGCTTTGTTCAACTAAGACACCAAGTTTAAGTTTGTACTTCAATATAGTTTGCAATGATATGTCTGAATCATAGAAATCCCATAAGAAAGTCTCATCAAACTTCATGTCAGTTTCTAATGCTTTAGGTCCAAATATTATGCAAAGACCATCAATTAGACCAACTTCATGATCAGTTACATCAGGAGAATGTGCACTGAAGAATGACTTCTGATTTCCTAGTTCTCCATGTGTAACACAACCCCATTTAGAACTTGGAGTAGGATTGCTTGATGTCCACCAATTGAATGGAGACTGAGAGATGTTAACAATTGATGTTCCGCATAGACCAAAAACATCATACTTGTCTTTGCATTCTTCAATATGACTTAACAAATGCTTTATGTCTAATGACACATCTGCATGCATGCATAATACAAAGTCTATGTCTTTTTCAGTTCTTACAATATGAAGTTGCTCATTGTATACTTTTGCAAGTGACTCTTTGTTATTTGGAACTTGAATGACTGTAGTGTTCTCAAATGACAAATCAGACATGCTCATTTTGAAGTTTTCATCTTTAGAAACTTGAACTATCATGAATCTAGACATATTTAATCCTCCAAAAACAATTCAATCTCTTTCAATAATGCATTCTAAAACTTTGAAGTACTTGTCTTTTGAAAAGCGCTTATAAGCAATTTGGCATATGAGTTTGTTCTATTCAATTGTATTTTTGTCATTTATAGTATTGTCACATATGACTTTGAAGTCACTTATCTTCTTGCTTTCTTTTACTATAGTCATATACTTAGTTACATCGTCTATAACATTTTGACGTGTATCATTGTCATTTTTCTCATAACAATACTTATTTAAGATTTTGCTAATGTCTTTCTTTATTTGTTCTTTTAGCATTTTAAGTTTTCCTCCAATTGTGAACTGTCATCAGTATCTGTTGTGTCTACTAATACCCAACGCTTCATCTCAAAATGCTTGCCATTTATGTTGACTAATGCATTAGTCTTGTCATTTATTAGTCTAATGTTTGATGCTTCACTATCAGAAAGCTTCATCCATTGCTTCTAATATATCTTTCCATTGTCATCTTTTATCTCTATGTCACCAACTTTATAGTATTTTGGCTTTGATATGCATACATCAGAAGCAACAATTGATGAATTAGATTGTTGCAGATTTGCAGATTGCTGCATATGTTTCTTATTAGTATTGTCTAATTGTTGAGTTGTTGATTTATTTGCAACATTTTGCTGCTATGCTGCTAGATATTGTTCAATTTGCTCTTTGCTAGGTGGATCAATTTCTCTTATAACTTTAGCAATTTGACCAGAATCTTTATACAATTCTAACTTATCATTTAACTCCTATTGGCTACGAGCTTCAATTATTATAGGACGTTCAAATGCAAGTTGCTTGTATTTAACATTTCCATTATCACTAATGTCTTCATTAAATATAGCTAACTCAAACTTTCTGACTAGTTCAATCTATTTCTGTGGCTACTGCATATGCAATTCTTTATTTGTGTCATTTTTTTCTGCCATAAATATTTTCCTTATCCAACCAAACATATTTTATATATTGTACTAAAATCATAGATATGTTATCTTAGAGATGTTATCAGTTTTAACAATTTGTATTATGTTATTGAATTTGTCATTGTCCATTTCTGATTTTCTATGACTTATGATGTAGATATTCTGCTTATAGAGTTTAGTGAACTCATCAAGAAGATTAAGTATGCTTTCGATAGCTAAGCCATCAATTGCACCATCTATGAACTCATCTAATATCAATATGTTGCAAGAGAAGCTATTTCTTATGTACATGAAATCTCTAAATGCAAAACACGATGCAATCATTATTCTAGCTCGTTCACCTGCACTAAAGTTGTCATATTCACATTCACCTGCACCAGTTGTGAATTTGTAGTTCATGTCAGAATCAAATTGAACGTCATACTTAGCGCCAAATTTTGTAAGATACATCTTAAGTTTGTTGTTTAGAAGCCACACCAAGTCACCAATTATGAATTTTCTAAGAGTGTCTTGAGACACTATATTCTCTGCAAATTTAAGATATCTGTACTTTTCTGACAATTCATCTAAGTCTTTTGTCTCTTTTGCTAATTCCATATTGTTGTTCTCATATAATTCAGCATATGGATTGTCTTGCTTCTAAGTGTTGTCAATATCATTCTTGACTGTTAGAAGTTTTGACTCTACTGCAGCTAATTTAGCATTAGTCTTCTGCGCTTCTTGTGTAAGCAACTTTATCTTAGCATTAGCTTTGTCAATCTTCTTACTGTAAGAGTCAATTTCTGAACTTATTGTTGTTGACTTGCTGATGTTGTTGTCTTTGTCTTTGTTTAATTTTGATGTCTTCTTGTCAATTTCTTCAATGTCGTTAGCATATGTTTCAAGACTGTAATAGTCACTAAATATCTTCTTGCAATCAGAACAAAGCTTATCTAACACTTCTTTATGCTTAGATATCACTTTTTGCTTTTGCTCTTTAGATGAGCTCAACTTATGCATTGCAATGTCAATCTTACTGTTGTTTTTTGTCAAATCATTCAATTGAACATTCAATTTGTCAATTTGCTCATTCAACTTATCTACAACATTAGTATATCTTTCAACTTCTTCAGAATTTATCTTGACATTAGAGTTTCTTAGTTCATCTTGTTCGTTGATGAGCTTCTGCATATTCTCAGTAAGAAGCTTTATCTTATTGCTTTTGTCAATGTCAAACTTCTCAATTCTCTCTTTGTAGTTTACTGAGTTATTGTTCAAGACTAATAGCTTATTTTGTCTTGACACTATTTCTTTGTCACTATCAAGAACTTCACGATGCAAAGAATTGTATATGTCTCCAAAGACAGAAGTGTCAAAAAGCTTCTCAATGAATTGCTTTTTCTCATATTTGCTAAGTCTGAAGAAATTGTAGTTCTGATCTGAAGTAAGAAGTATAGTTCTTAAGAAGATGTCAATTCCACAATGCAAAATCTCATTAGCAATGAACTTTCTAGTCTCAATTATTGTTGATTTTGTTATGTCTTTCTCTTCATTGTCAACAATTTCAAACAAATGGCAGTATGGAGCGCCATATTTGTTGAATCCAGATGCTACTTTGTATGAGTTGTCATCAACGTTGAAGTACAATACAACTCGCATTTCCATTGTTCCAACAAACTTATTCCAAATGTTGCCATTCTTTATGCCATTTCTAGTTTGACCATATAATGCAAACACTAATGTCTCACATAAGCAGCTTTTTCCACTACCATTCTTTGAACCTGGAACATCATTGTTCTTTCCACAAATGAGATTCATTCCAATGTTCTTGTCAAAGTCAAATGTCTCATCAGCAAATGACATGAAGTTATGTATTTCAACTCGCTTGAATAATATTCTCATAGTTATTTGTCTTCTGCTACTTTATTGTAATGCTCATTTATCAGATTGAATAGCTTTGTCTTGTCAATCTTATACTCTTCTACTACTTTCTAGTCAATGTTCTGAATGTAGTTCTTAACATAGTCCATTTTGCTCTTTCTTATTAGCTCAATTGACTGATTTTGTGAACTAAGAGCAGAAGTCAATGGCATTTGAACATCATAGTCAGGTAAAAGCTCTTCATATGGTTGCCAATCTGTTATCTTCTGACTTATCTTAGCATCATCAGTGACAGAAACTTCAACATCATATGTCTTATGGATGATGTTTCCTTTGACTATTGAGAAGTCAAAAGCATCAATGTCTTTGACTATTGTGCTCATCTTAAGATCAATGTGCTTTGGAACTGAATCTATTGGACAAAAACTGTATTTGTTTTCAGAATCTAGCACATAGAAGCCGCAAGAGTAGTCTCGTTCTCCCATATTCTGTTGATATGGATCACCAATCAATATGAAATTGCGTCCTTTAGATATGAACTCTTTTCTTCCATGAATATGTCCTGAGAAAATTGCTCCATTCTTCTTCACTTTGTCAATGAAGTCACCAACTAAATCTCCTGCAGTTGACTTTTTGCTAGGAGTAAGTTCAATTTCAGCATCTAGTTTGTCTTTTATTGCATCTGACACAACATTCTTTGAATGCTCTTCAACATAAGACTTTATCAAGTACTCTCTTGACACATCAAAATGTCCAAACATCATGTCAAAAGTCTAGTCTTCATATTTGCTTAAGTCACCAAGCCATGGTACAAGAAGTGTGTTGTTGCCATTTATTGATATTTGCAATGGTTGATCTACTATGACTACATTGCTCATTGACTTGAATATGTTCAATGAGTTGACATCAATAGTGTTCTTCAAATATGAGTCATGATTTCCACAAATCATGTACATTTTGCAATGTTTTGATAAAGCTAACAATAGCTTATATGCAACATTTATGACATTTACATCAATAGCTGTTCTGCAATGAAATAAGTCTCCAGCAAATATCAATGTCTTTATGTCATTGTTTTTGATGTATGTTATGAGCTCTTTAACTACATTGACAACTATTGCAAGTCTGTTTTTTGAGTTGCTCTTTAATCCTAGATGCCAATCTGTAGTTATTAATGTCTTTCCTAATATCTTTTCCATTGTTTATATTGTACAAATATAGAAAATGCTGACTATCTCTAGCCAGCACAATCTATGGATGTTTTATTAGGAAAACAATTTTTAGCACATACCATGCATACAACTATTTGAACTACAGCAATCATGCGTAGTCTTTTCATCATTGACATCAATAATAGCTCCAGCAGTAGTAAGCATTACACCACCAATACTAGAAGCATTGTCAATTTCAGAAATTATCACTGATGTTGGATCAATTATTCCAGCTTCAATCATGCTACAATACTTCTTATTCAAGACATCATAGCCATAATTGATGTCATATTCATCTAAGATCTTTGCAATTATGACATCTGCTGCTTCTCCAGCATTTCTAAGAATCATCTTGATTGGAGCATCAAGTGAACTGCAGAAGATGTTGACACCAATTTGCTCATCTCCAATAAGATCACTAAACAACTTATTCTCTTTCCAATTGTCAAATTGCTTCTTTATTTGAAGCAATGCTACTCCACCACCTGCTACTACACCATTCTTAAGTGCAGCCTTTACAGCATTGAATGCATCATCAACAAGATCTTTCTTCTCTTTGAGTTCAGATTCTGTCTTTCCACCAACTGAAATAACTGCTACTCCACCTTCAAGCTTAGCTCTACGCTCTTCAAGCTTCTCTTTGTCATATGTGTCAGTTGCACTTTCAATAAGGTTGTCAAGAATCTTCACTCTGTCATCAAGCTCTTTCTTAGTAGCTGCACCACCAATTATTGTAGTGTTGTCTTTTGTTACAATGATGCGTTTTGCAGTACCAATGATTGGTGTTCCAGGCATTGCATCTTCAATTCTTACTCCTGTATCATCACAAACAACAGTTGAATGCGTCAATATTGCAAGATCTTGGAGAATTGCTTTGCGATTGTCACCATATGAAGGACTCTTTACTACACAAACTGGAAATCCTCTAAGCTTATTCACAACTAATGTGTTTAGTGCTTCACCATCCATGTCTTCACACATTATGAACAATGGCTTGCCAACTTGTGAAACTGCTTGCAACATTGGAATCATCTCTTGTGCATTTGAGAGCTTCTTATCACAGAAGATTGTCAATGGATTGTCAAGATCTGCTTCCATCTTGTCATTTGTGCAGAAAAATGGTGAAATGTAGCCAACATCATATTGACAACCGTCTACAATCTTGCTTACAGTCTCAGTTGTGTTTCCAGTCTCAACCTTTATTACACCACGTGTTCCAATCTTGTCAAATACATCTGCAAGAACAGTTGCAATCTCATCAGAATGATTGCTTGAGATCTTAGCAACTTGATATATCTCATCTTTTGTAGAGATAGTCTTTGAATTTTCTTTTAGAAGTTCAATTGCTTTGTTAGCAGCTTTAGTTATGCCATTTCTGATTTGAATCTTATTTCCACCTACATTAGTGTGCTTCAAGCCATTCTTGAAGATTGACTCAAGAAGAACTGCTGTTCCTGTAGTTCCATCACCTGACTGAGTGTTTGTCTTTTCACTTGCTTCACGAATGAGTTGAGCTGCAGTATTCTCAAATTTGTCTTTGAACTCAACTGACTTAATTACTGTTATGCCGTCTTTTGTTATTCTTGGAGAGCCATATTCTGAAATTACAACATTACTTGCTACTGGACCCATAGTCTTAGATACAATAGCTGTTGTCTTCTCAACACCAGAAAGAAGTTTTTCTGTCACATCCGTATCATATTTGATTACTTTTGCCATTATCATTTTCCTTTTTATATAAACTTATAAGATACTATACAATACTAGAGAATAAATAGTTTCATTAGAAGTAAATAATAAGTGTATGTCATCGATAATTATAAGCATATTGTCAATATCATCTAAAGAGTTGATTAAGCTTTTGACAGCAACAATTTCAGCAGTATCATCATTTTTCTGCTATAAGAACAATAAGCAATAGCTGAAAAAAGATGAAAAACAACAGAAGAAAAATGAAAAATACTGCAAAAAAGTTGATGATGTTGTAGACAATGGGACTATTGATGATCTGCTAGATTTAAGAAGATGAATATGATGAAATATGTAGTTGCAATAAGTCTGATGTTCATAGTTGGTTGCATTGAAATGAATCCAACAATCTACACTACTAAGCAATATGAAGGACACTATTATAGCAAAGAATCTATTGAAGAAGCAGTCAAAGCAATAAATCTGCAGAAGAATGAGTCTGTTTGGATATTGTCAAACACTACATTGAAGAGAGTCTTGAAGAACAACAAATAAAAACATAACATAAAGAGAGCAATAACATTATGAAACACAAAAATGATAAGAACTTCAATCCAAAAATCCAGAAAGCTTTGAATAAGCTCATTTCTGAAGAGATAATTGCACATGACCAATATGTTGGTAGCATAGTAGCTACTTGCAAATGTCAAGCAGATGATTTTGCAAAGATGTTTGTTGACATTGCAAATGATGAGTATGATGACCATTTCTAGAAGCTTTCAACATATGCAATTGAGAATGACTATGACATTCCATACAAGTACAAAGACTATGAGAAGTATGCTGATCCTAAAGTATTCAAGCTTCTGAACAGTCTTAAGAGTGGTGAGAAGACTCAATACTACATTGAACAAGCGGTTGAAGCTGAGAAGCTAGCTGTAGATGGATATCTTACTATTGCATAGGATCAAGATCTGCCATATGACTTCACATCAATACTTTGGCAAATATACTATGATGAATTAGAGCATCTTGAGAAGTTGTCAATATTGAGTGATGCACTTAAAGCTGGTGCTCAATTGAAAGGATTCTGATATGAAGAAGATATTTTTTGCAATATTGCTAGGATTGTTTGCAGTCGGATGCACATATGACAATTCAAATTGCAGTGCATATTACAATAACAACAAGAGCTCATTCAATCAAGAGACATATGTTTGGGAGAACATGTACTTTCCAACTAACAGAACATCAGGAGCAAGATGATGAAGAACCAAGACTACATAAACGCATATAAGTCAGAAGACAAGATATTGACTGATTATTACAGCATGTATGCTAATGGATAGAAGATACAGCTGACTGGAATAGTAAATCCACTTAAGATTGACAACAGACAGCTCATGTCTCCAACTGACCATCAGAAAGACTCTCCACATTGTGCTGGCTACAGCGCAGCAACATTAGTAGAGAGCATATATTGGAAGCAGACTGGAAAGCTTCTTCAGCTTGACTCACATCAAGTGTATGCATTAGCTAAGCAATTAGATGGTCAAGTGAATTGTGATGGAACATATCTTGAAGCAGCATTGAAGGCAGTTCTTCAGCTTTGCAAGAATGATGATCGTTTCAACTTTCTTGACAATGCAAAGATTGAGACATTCTTCAATGACAGATCTTAGGAAACAATTGAGAATGCAAAGTACTTACTTCACAAGTATGACTTCTTGCAAGTTGGATTCAACATTGATGAAGGATGGTGCAATTGCAACAACAATGACTACATATTGAAGTCAGATGGCTACAATCTAGGTGGTCATGCAGTCAACCTTTGTGGATATGACAATGTTGGATTCTATGTGCTCAACCAATGGGGAACAGAATTTGGTGCAAAAGGATTTGCAATTATGCCATATGACTTGTTCTTGAAGCAATTCATGTATGGTGCATACATATGCAACTACTCAATATGAGCTGCATCATATGAGTGAATAAAAAATAGCCACTCATTTGAGTGGCTATTTTTATGTCTTCAACTAGTGATCTTATCACTTAGTAACCATCTTTGGTCTGATGTACTTAGCTGAAAGATACTCATATGCAGCCTTGTCAATCTGGACATTTGTACCTGTTGCAGTCAATGTGTTAGCAGGCTTGAATGTTACTAAGAATCCATCGCAGAAGCCATGTGTTGCTGCTGCAGTAAGATCCTGATACTGGCGTGCTTGTGGATAACGGATATTGAACAAGTAGTCAATACCATTGCAAGCAATGTCAAATGTCTTTGAGATAAGAACACCTTGTGCTGCATTGATGTCACCATCTTCTACCCACTTAGCAATGTATCTGTTTGCAATAGGAGTCCATGCTTCAGTGAATGTCTCATTTGTCTGTGGAATGTGAGTGTCTACAATGTTGACGATCTCAATTACCTTGTTTCTTGTCTTGTCATCAATCTTAGTCATATCAGCGATAAGACCTGTTGATGCACCAACAGCATATGATGTAGTGTACATCTGACTGTCTGTTGGAATTGACTTACAACCAACTACTGCAGCAGAACATGCGATAGCAGCAATTGCACCTAATACTAGTTTCTTCATAATTATGTTTATCCTTTTATTTAGAACTTAGATATATTATACCAACTTAAACTAGTTGATATGTCTTCTAATTTCCTGCTAATTTGCAGAACAGATGCTTTCTAGTAGCAAAAAGATATGTTCTAGTGTTTCTGAACTTATAGAAGCTTCCTATATGCTCATTCATCTTATTGTCATCTGTAGTCTTGTCAAACAATGATTCAATGTTCAATACTAGATTTCGGTCTGTGACTTCATCATTCTCTGCTATCTTGAATGATTCACCTAGAATGTTTATGAACACAACTATGTCATCAGTTGCTTTCAAGTATTTGATGTTGCTCTCAGCATATGCTGCATCATTGACAACTAGTTCATGATCAAGCGTTGTCACTTTATACACATCCTCAGTGTCTGTCATGAACAACAACTCATATCCTGTAGTCATAAGCTTACTGCCACATTCAAACTTCATTATGTCAAGTGCAGTTCCATCATCAATCCACTCATACTTAGTCTGCTTGACATTGTCTATTGCATTCTTGTCATAGTTGAATATTGCATTTCCATATCCACCATATACAGCATCTTGATCATCATCATAGATTGAATATTCACTTACAATCTTATTGTCTACAACTTGCTGATACTTTGTCTTCTCTTCAAGACGATCATTTGCTTCATTGTACTCAATCATGTTGTAGTTGTCAATATGTCTCTTTGCATTGCATTTCCAAATGTACTTATGAAGCAATGGTGATATTCCATCTGACTGAAGTTGCTTGTCAAATGCATCTGTTATCTCATACTGCTCTCTATTGTTCTCATCAGGAAAGTCAATTGTGACAACATCTCCTACTTCAGGATGAATCTTATCTATGTACTTTCCTACTTTGTTCAAGTCATAGAACAACACATTTCCATGCAACTTTCCACGAAGTATGTTCTTGTATGTGTCTTTTGAAATTCTTACTTTAGACACTACAAAAGTGATGAATAGCATAGATTGCACATACTCTGTGTTCTAATATTGATGGTAGAAAGTCTTGTATAAGTCAGGATTTGACCTGAATGCAGTACTTAGTACATTATGCTCATACACATCACATTGAAGTGTGTACTCTTTGTCAAACTCATAGTAGTTTATGTCAACTTGATATTTTCCTGAAAGAGTTCCAGCACAACAGAACTCATTCATGCCAAAGCCTAACTTATATGGAAATGTATGACTTGACAAGTATACTTTTCTTCCATCTACTTCAATGAACTAATCTGTTATGTCAGGAAGTTCACATTCAACTTCATTCTCATCAATGCTTAGTTCTTTGTATTGTCCTAATTTTGAAGCTAATGCACATGCAAAGTCATTACTGTCAAAGTAGAATGTAACATTTGCATCTGGATTGTAGCCAAATTTGTTTATTTGGAAGATATCCTGCTCTACTTCCATATAACTTAGCATCTCTGCAGACATTGAATAGTCAGGACTTATGTTGTAGCCATATGCATGATTGAGCAACACATTCTGATCTACTATACCTTTGAAGTCACCAAAAACATTAGTATTTAGCTTATAGTAGTTTACATCAACACCATAACTTCTTATTATGTCTCGATAATAGTTTCCAACTACTTTTGCTTCTTCTTCTAAGTTTTTTCTTCGAAGATAACGTAATTCTGATTGCTAATTCTATAATATTGACATGATACTATTTACTTCTAGTTGTTTATGATTTGCAGAAGAGTAAATAAAAATATGTTTGCTATGTTGTAAGTTGTTAGGTTGACAATTTCGACATGTGTAAATAACTACAACATAAACTATAAACAATTAAGAAAAAGGAATATAAAATGAAATTTCTTGAAGTATTAAAAAAATTTGACAAAGCAGTTGTTAAAGAAAATGCAACTCTTAAGTCAGCATACGCTACTCTTATCAAGGAAGCTGCTGAAGATGAAGAAGTAAAAGAAGCCGAAGAAGCAGTTGAAGAGAAATGCTGCACTGAAGCTGAAGACGAAGAGAAGAAAGTCGATGAAGCAGAAGACGAGAAGAAAGTCGATGAAGCTGAAGATGAAAAGAAAGTCGATGAAGCAGAAGATGAAAAGAAAGTCGATGAAGCAGAAGACGAGAAGAAAGTTGATGAAGCTGAAGACGAAGAAACAACAGAAGAAGCTGAAGAAACTGATAAAGATATTGAAGAAGCTGATTCTGGAATGGTTTCAGCTGAAGAGTTCTTCAAAGATTCAGATGAAGAAACAGCAGAAGAAGCTGAAGATGAAGAGAAGTCAGAAGAAACTGCAGAAGAAGCTGAAGATGAAGAGAAGTCAGAAGATGTTGAAGAAGCATCAAAGTTCTTCTCAGATGATGAAGATGAAGAGAAGTCAGAAGAAACTGCAGAAGAAGCTGAAGACGAAGAGAAGTCAGAAGATGTTGAAGAAGCTGACATTTCAGCAGAAGAGTTCTTCAAAGATTCAGATGAAGAAAATGAAGAAGTAAAAGAAGCAGAAGACGAAGAGAAGAAAGTCGATGAAGCAGAAGACGAGAAGAAAGTTGATGAAGCTGAAGATGAAGAGAAGAAAGTCGATGAAGCTGAGAAAGAAGAAAAGGTTGATGAAGCCGAGAAAGAAGAGAAACTTCAAGAAAGCCTTAAAGCTTTTGTGAAGAACAATAAACACTTATTCGGTTGATTCATACATTGAATGACAAAAAATGAAAAGATCCAACTTAGTTGGATCTTTTTTCATATAGTGAACTTTATTATGTTGTCAGGCTTAGACTTATTGTATGATTGTGCATAGATCTTAAGTCTTTCTCTATAGTGCTTGTCAGAATACTTGAACTTCCACATAACATCTATTAGATGAGCTTCAGTCTTTGAGTCATGCAATCGCAATGTTCTTCCAATTGATTGCAATACTCTACTGAATGACTTTGAGCCAGTCAAGAACACAAGATTAGTGAGTCGCTTTATGTTTATGCCTGTTGACATGCAAGCTGATTGAGCAAGAAGAAGGTTGCCATCTGTCAACTCAAAGTCAGCACGCACTTTTTCACGTACATTGACATCAATGCTACCATCAATGTAGAACACATTTTTGTCTTGATACAATTGCTTAGCATACTCAAATAAGTTTTGTCCAATCTCAATTCTGTCAAAAAGAATCAAAGTGTTTGAGTTCAATGACTTCAAGTACTCAAATACTGGCTTATACAAGTCTTTATAGTACTTGGCAAAGTACTCATGCTCAGCTTTGTTAGCATCATCAAATGCAATGTCACTATATCCAAACTCATCAGGTCTGAACTTACGAGTAGTCTTCAAATTGAAGAGTAAGTTTGTGTCAGCTTCAACTCTACTGTCAGTTATCTGAAGAGATGTTATCTTGAGCTTTGATATGTAGCCACGCTTTTGCAAATCAGTTATGTCTTCAGTGTACACAATCTTTGAGAATAGTGCAAGTATCTTCCATTTGTTGAACTTGTCACGAGGCAATGTTCCAGAGCAACCAATCTTTATTGTTGCATCAATACGCTCAATGAAGTTTGTTGTAGCATCTGCTAAGCATTGATGTGCTTCATCACAAATGAGAACATCAACTTTAGGAAGCTTGTCTTCATTCTTGAACACATATTGCCTATTAGCTACAATTATCTTTGCATTAGGATCAAAAGCTTCATTCTTCTTAAGTCCAGCAGTGAACTTAGTCATCACATGTGGATCATAGCCATAGTCAATGAAGTCAGAATACATCTGATTGACTAGCTATTTGTTAGGAACAAGAATCAAGTACTTCAAGTTTCTGTCATAGTTCTTATGCAAGTTCCAACAGAAGTTTGACAATATGAATGACTTGCCTCCAGCTGTAGGTATCTCAATAAGACCTCTGCCATATCCTTTCAAGAGCAATTGCTTGACTGAATTCTCTTGATAGTCTCTAAACACATATTCAGGCTTTCCTTCTCTTCGTCTTTCAGCATTTCTTCCTGAATCATCAGAAATGTTTGCAATCTTCCATTCAGAAGCATTCATCTTCTTGACATGATCTTTAAGTGGTGTCAAGACATTGTCTATGTAAGTCATGCAGTTCTTTGATATTGCAACTACAGATAAGTCACCATATTGGTCTTTGAAGTATTTGAACAGCTCCCATACTAGTCCAACACCAAAATATCCAAACTTGTTTATTGCATAGACTTTAAGCTCAGCTCTATAGCCATATTGCTTGACAAAGAATGCAGATGAGTTGTCAGCAGAAAAATAGTCACGAAGATCTTCAAAAAGCTAATGGCTCTTAGCAAGAATTCTGAATTTGCCAACATTAGCATCAAATACTAATCTGAACATCTTTCCATTTGGAAAGACATCAATAGTGCTTAGATCATCAGTATATTGTTCATTCATCAATGTGTCAAGTTAAGCTTCAGTATTTCTGTGATGTTCTTTATTTGAAATCCAAAATTAGTCAAGATGTTCAATGCACGTTCAATGTAGTCAATGTTGTCTTGTGTCATCTTTGACAACTTATTCAGCTTTTTTATTGTCTCATCATTCTCTTGAAGTTTTTCTTCAGATTTCATTCTTAAGACTGAATCTTGCATCTTATTTTCACTGAATTTCTTCTTTATTATCTTTTGCTTAGTCTCTGCAATTCTGTCTAAATTCTCTTTTTCATGATAAAGATAGCTCAACCATTTTGCCCATATTGCACTAGTAGTCATAGCTTTTTCACGAATGTTATAATCTGTGACTTCAACATCTTTATTGAATTCTTTGATGTATTTGTCAAGTTCAGTGTTAGACTTTATTTCCATGTTATATCATACTTCTCTAAATTCAATTCAAATCTCTAAGAACAAATGCAAGTCTTTTAAGTTACTTTTTCTAGAAACAATATTTAAAATATGTTAAAGTACTTATATACTAGTCCTAGAACAAAAAGAAAGAATATATAGGTAAACCTATATATAAGAAAGAAAAAATTTTTCATCTTGTATTATATTTCAACTTAAGTAAATAATCTCATGTTTTAGAAAGAATTACAATGACAAGAACTATAAATTCTCCTGGTTTTGAAGTACATGAAATAGACAAATCTTAGTACAATAAGAAAATCAATATTAGTCTAAAAAATGCTCCGGTTTGTCTAATGTTAGGATATGCCAATAAAGGAGAAGACTACATTCCATAGTGGATAAACATAAAGAAGACATTTGATGAGACTTATGGTTATCCAACAAATGAATAGGAAAGATATCTTTATAATGCTGCACTTGAAGTGCTTGACAATGGTGGAATTTGCATAACATCAAAACTTCCATATGACAATGATCAAAAGCAGCATTATGCTTACACTGACTACATTATAGATGAATCAATATCAAAATTTGTTGATGACTTATCTGCTTTATCTGAAACTGATCCAAGTATAGCTCATGTTCTTAAGATAAGCAACATGAATTATGATTAGCCAACACAAGAAAAATTTAATGAATCTGGTCTAATTGACAATATTGAGCTTAATGGCTTATTGAGTAAGTCAATATTGCCTTATGAAGAAACAATCAAAATTGTTGACATATCACATGAGAAATACACTAAGTCATAGTGCAATATTGTGCAAGACACTTTCACATATCAATGGACAAATGACTGTCTTGGAATAATTCCTGTAATTGTATCACCTGTAAATGCATTGTATTTTTAGAACATTCTACTTGACAAAGACAACCATTTGCATACATCATGCTTCAACAATATTGACAGTTTTGTGCCATGCTTCATAAATGAATCATTGTCAAATTTGAATATTGACACTACATGCTTGTCTGATAGCCAAAATCTGTTCATTCAATTTGCATCAGACAATAAAGATGTGTTGACTTTGTCAAAATAGACAAGTGACTTGTTTCCAACAATGCAATGGAAAAATGCAAGTGAACTAGACAGAAAATACTTCAAGCACATTGGAGTAGTAGTACTGAAAGCTTACAATGATAAAGCAAACAACAATAAGATAAATTTTCAATTGCTTGAGAGCTTTGTTGGAACATTAGACTACAATGAAGCTCAAAATAATCCATCAGTGCAATTGATAGATGATGTTGTCAATTTCAATTCACAATACATACGATTGTTTAGCAATGTATCTTAGACTATATTGAATTGGGCTGACATAGTCTATGTCAACAACCAGCGTTCAACCTCATTAGGTTTCTATGAAAAGCAATGTGTCAAGAACTTTCCTGATGTTGAGATGATGAAAGCAGACATAAAGAAGTCATTATCTAAGCTTGATGATACAATGACATAGCAAATTGATCTTGTTCTAGATGCAGGAATAACAAACATTGTTCAATGGAAAGCATTAGATGAGCAATATCGCTTAACTTGTGAAAATGACAGCTTTGAATGGAGAAATACTGCTAACATATTTGATGACTTTTGCAAGAACAGACGTAAAGATTGCATGTTCATATGTGATGGATTGCGTGCATTGTGCCTTAACAATGAGCAAAAGATAGTCAATCCATTGACAAACAACACAATTGAGAACTCAATAATTCCTAAGTTCAAGTACATCAATAAGATTGATTCTTCTTATGCTGCAGGATATTGTGTCTGGTTTCAGATAAGAGATGCATATTCTGGAAAGTACTTTTGGATGCCACCTTCTGGAAAAGTCATAAAGACATATATTGATTGCAATACGCATTTTCATCCATGGGATGCACCAGTTGGAATAATTAGAGGAAAACTCAACAATGTTATTGACATTGCATTCAGTCCTAATTAGAAAGATGCTGACTACATCTATGCAAATGGATGGAATTATGCATTGAGCTATCCATTAGATGGAAATGTCATAGAAGGCTAGAAGACTTTTTAGGGTGAAGCAACTGCATTAGACAGAATAAATGTCAGAAGACTCATGTTATGGCTTGAGCGTAATGTGATATCTATTGCTAAGTACTTTGTATATGAGCATAATACACAATATAACAGATAGCGTTTCATTGACACTATAACACCTATTTTTGAACAAGCTAAATCTGGTTTTGGACTATCAGAATATGGCATAAAGTGTGATGATGACATAAACACTCCTGAGACAATTGATCATAATGAGCTTCATGTCAAGATTGCAGTTAAGCCTATAAAGACTATTGAGTTCATTTGCATATCATTTGTATTGACTAATCAGACTGCAAATGTGCAAGAAGAACTATTGAAATGATTTGACAATGAGTAAATAAAATAAGAAACTTTATAAAGGAAACACATAATATGGTTACAATTACAGCACCAGGTGTAGAAATAAATGAATTAGATCTTTCATTTTATGATTTTCCTACACCAAAAGAAGAGACATAGAATGTTCTTGTGAATGGTTTTGCAACTCAAGGACACACTAATTCTCCTTACAGATTCACAAATAAGAATACTGATGATGATCTTATAAACACTTTTGGTGTTCCAACTAATGAAGCTGAAAGATACTTCTACAACACGTGCTCTGAAGCAATCAAGCGTGACAAAGTAGTTCTTTATGCTACTAGACTTCCATACTACAATGAGTCTACTACTCACTACAAATATTCAGAATACTTTATTGACACTAATACAATAGACGAGTTGTCAACTAATACATTCACTTATGAGGATCTTCCAAGCAAAATATCTTCTGATGATATTCTTAGTGTTAAAGATGTCATGCTTGCTGCAGATCTGACACTTTCAAGTCACGATGGTTCAAGAAAATACTATGTTGAGATAAAACACTCAGGAAATGGCTTATCATGCGATGCAGAAATGATGGAATTCTATCGCCAAGGTATTGAAAAACCTCAAAAAAATCACTTCATCATAGTAGATAAGAATCAAGAGATATATCAGAAGATTCCTGTTGATTCAAAGCATATGACTATCTCTTCAAGATATCTCATTGGTGTGTTGCCTGTAGTTACAACTGCAACAAATGCATTATACTATCAGAAGCTGATTAAGACTGATGATACATCAAATAAAAATGTTGTATTGAGCAATTTTGAGCCAACTAATTCACTTTATTCAAGTGGTGCAGATGCAACATTAATGCCAAGTGACATGGTCTATCCTACTGACTCAACTAATCTTCCAGCAGGAAATAGAGGAGCATTGACACTTTCAAAATATGCAATGGGATTCTTCCCAACTGTAAACATATAGCCAGATGGATCATTTGATCGTGACAGATTGAAGAACATTGGTGTAGTTGTGTTCAAAGGATTTGTTGATGTTGAATCTGGAAATAAGATAAAGTATGAGCCTGTTGAAGCTTTTGCTGGATCACTTAAGTCAGATGATGTAGATCCAACTACAGGTGTTTCAAGATTCATTGATGACATAATCAACACAAACTCAAAGACAATTGAGTTCTTCTCAAACTGCTTCAATGAGAAACTTAAGAAAACAAACAACATATGTCAATGTCCAAAGATCTCAAAAAGCAATAAGAATTCTTCTTAGTCTGATACAGATGTGAAGACAACTAGTGCAATGACATATGGCAATTCAAGTGATTCTGAATACTATGACTACACTGACATTATGTTCTTGCACATAAACAGACAGTGCTCACAAGTTCTTGGATTCACAGAACTAGCTGCAGAAGACAAGAAGATATCTGTAAATCAGATCTATCAGTCATTTGACAAGATATTTGAGAAGAACAAGTCACGTGATGAGATGCAAATTGACTTAGTTGTTGACGCAGGTGTTTCAAACATTGCACAGTTCATGTGGACAGTAAATGGAAACAAAGACATCACTCAAGAAGGATGTTGGATTAATCACTATGATCCTATAGCATATATTGATAACAACTCTGCTGTAAAACTATGGGACATCTGTCAACGTCTTGGTTCAGGTCCTGCTTCAACTCCAAAAGATGGTGCAACTGATGCATAGAAGATAATCATGAAGAAGTATGATGCATTTTGCAAGCTTCGTGGTGACTGCATGTTCATTGCTGATGGACTTCGTCCATTGTGCATTAGTGGAAATCGCAAACGTGTGACTAAGTTGAACTTTGACAGTTCAGTTGTAAAGACAATCAATCCATTCATGAAGTACATTACTGGCCTTATTGACACATCATATGGTTGTGGAAACTGTGACTGGTATCAGATAACAGATCCTACATCAGGTGTAAACATGTGGATGCCACCATCAACAAAGATGATGTGCTCAATGCTTGACACTACAAATGCTAAGTTCTATTGGACAGTTCCAGTTGGTGTAAACAATGGTAAGATGAATCCAAATGACAATCCAAGCAAAGTTAAAGTAATTGACATTGCTTTCAGTCCAACAACTTAGGATGCTGGAGACATCTACACTAAGTGTTGGAACTATGCTAAGTACTATGAAGATGATGGATTTGTTCTTGAAGGTCAGCGTACTTTCTAGACACGTCCAACAGCATTTGACCGCATCAATGTGAGAAGACTGTTCTTGTACCTTGAGAGAAAGACATACAATGCTGCTAAGTACTTCATCTATGAAGGAAATACAGCATATACACGTCAGCGTCTTGTAGACACAATAACACCATTCTTTGAAGATGCTAAGATCAATGAAGGTCTTTATGACTATCGCATCTAGTGTGATGACAAGAACAATCCACCTGAGACAATTGATCGCAATGAGCTTCATGTAAAGGTAGCTATTAAGCCAACTAAAGCAATTGAGTTCATTGAATGCACATTCATTGCTCTTCGTACAGGTGCTTCATTCACTGAAGCTGGTATGAATGACTAATTGACATAAGTCAATTGATGAAGTTATGGACAGTCTTAAGACTGTCCATTGCTTTTTATGAAATAGCAGAAATGAACTTTATAATTGTTTGAAGAGTAAATAATAACTGTCCGTCAATATGCAACTGCTATTTCCAATCTGGACAATTGGTTACCTCATAGCAGTTTGCTATTGACAATATTTGAAAGAGGTAATGCTATGACAAAAGAAGAACATAAGAAATTAAATGCTATTCTAGACTCTTTAAGCTTTAAAGACTAGATAAGATATTTGTCTGATAAATATCCTGATAACTATTCAAGAATGATATTAGCAAGACAAGATCTTTATTAGTTTGTTCTTGATAATACACTATTGTTAAATGATCCAAAATATCAAATTTCAACAAAATGCAATTGGATATTAAATGATATACATGAATTTCCAAGATGCGTAAATCCATTATGTGAAGTCGAAGGTGGAAAAATATTTGATGGTAATGTTAAAGTGCATGATAAATATCCAACACAATGTAGAAGATGCAACAATAGAACAAATTCTCCAAGAACATTACATGCAAGAGAAACAAATTTTGATAGATTTGGAAGTTATACAAATATGGGAACTGAATTGTTCAAATAGCAAGCAATAGAAGGATTTTTACAACATTATGGTACTACTAACAACATGAAATCTGAATTAGGAAAAGCTGAATATTGTGTAGCAATACAAGAAAAATATAATGTTAAATGGATTGCACATGTACCAGAAATATAGTCAAAAATGAAGTCAAAATTCACATATGATAATAGAACATTTGATTCAGGAATAGAATTAGCTTTATACATATATCTTAAAGACAATAATGTTAATTTCAGATATAATGATTTTAATGGCATACCGTATGTATATGACAATAAAACATACTATTACTTCAAAGATTTTGAATGTTATATGAATGGAATTGTTTATTCAGTTGAAATTAAAGGAGAGCATTTTTTTAATTCTGAAGGAAAAATGCATAATCCATATGATCATTCTTAGGATCTAAGATATGAAGCAAAACAACAATGCATGTTAAACAATGGCATAAATATCATAAAAGATTCATCTATTTGCATGCAATATCTTTACAAATATATAGATATCAAATATAGAAAAGATTATTTATGGTCATTCAAGAATTGCAATAAGAGTAAATAAACATGTAAATGAATTTTAGAAAAGAATATGAAGCTAATAGTTGATTCTGCAGATGTAAATTTTGATGGATTTAGTTTTATAACTGAATCTAATGATAGTTAGGATAAACCTATTGTATATAAACTTAAAGGTGTATATGCTTAGGCAGAAGTTAAGAACGGTAATGGACGTATTTATCCGTATGAAATTCTTAAACCTGAAATAGACAGATATATCAAAGAGATGGTAAATGAAGGTAGAGCATTGTCAGAATTAGAACATCCTCAGTATCCAGAAGTAAATCCAGCTGAAGCTGCAATTCGAATAACTGATTTGAAAGAAGACAACAAATGCTGGATAGGTGAAAGCTGCATCTTAGCATCATAGCCTAAGTTTGGAATAAGAGGAACTCCAAAAGGTGACATTCTTCTTGGACTTGTCCAATATGGCACAAAGATGGGTTTCTCAACACGTTGTCTTGGTGATGTTGATGATGATGGAGTAGTGAAGCAACTTAAGATGTGTGCAATTGACTGTGTCTCAAATCCTTCAATTGGAATATTCTGTGAGACAAATGGCAATCGCTTTGTTAATGGAATTCTTGAGAGCAAAGACTTCATGATTGACATGCATGGTGACATTGTAGAGCATTCATACAACAAGCTCAACAAGAAGCTTTCAAAGATGCCAAACACTTGCATATCATCAAAGAAAGCTGATTATGTTGGAAAAGCACTTACAGAATTCTTGAACAGTTTAACATAAGGAAATAAAAAAATGATAAAAGCAATTATAGAAGCAAGCATAACTGAGGATAAGTATTCAGTCTATAACTCAATATATGATCTTAAGACTTTAAGTGAATACTACTCAAAGCTTCCACATACTAGTAAGACTAAGTTTGTGAAGTTCATGAGATTCACAGGCTCACAAGCTGCAGTATACAACATAAGTGACATTCTGATAACACCAAATGTTGCAGATGGTTCAGAAGGAAAGAAGAAAGTGCAAATAGTCTATTCAGGTGATGAAGCATCAAAAGTTTGGGATGTCAAGAAGTTCTCAACTGTATGCAAGAAGATATTCAATGCTCTTAAAGGTGTTGATGAAGAAGATGTTGAAGTTGAATCTGTTCTTGAAGGACAGAATAAGCCAACTAAGTTCAGATTCTACTATGACTCAGACAATGGATTTGCAATACTAGTCAATGGAACAAACACTAAAGGACTTGAAGAGTTCTTGAACAACTATGAAGGAGATCTTGAGAATTTAGTTAGTGTTCCTAAAGTGACAAAAGCTCCTAAAGAGCAAAAAGAGAAGAGAGTAAGCAAAGGAATAAAGATAAGCAAAGCACCAGTCAAGAAGAATGATCATGAAGGATATGTTTGCGTAAGCTCTTCTGACTCATTTGGACACAGAATAAAGATTTGGAAGAAAGATCCAAGCTACAAGTCACCTGAAGTTTCACAAGACAAAGGAGAAGTGAAGACAGATGACATCAATTGATGATAAAATTGAATTGTGTCAAGAGTAAATAAAAATTAGACAATTGAAAAATTGAACATTAATCTAGAGTAAATAAAAATATCGATATTTAAAGGTTATAACATATGAGTTTAAAATCAATTCGTGAAAGCTATTCAAAGTTCTTGACAACACTTACTGATGCAGGTGTCAAGCTTAATGAATCACAAAAGACTGATCTTGATTCTTTTATAGTTGCTATTGAGTCAAAGATGGCAAAACAGAAAGAAGCTGCAGTCAAAGCAACAAAGAAGATTGTAACAGAGCATCTTGAAGCTGAATACAAGAAAGTTTTCGAAAGTATCTTAGCTCATATGCAAGAGAATTCAGAGCTTGCTGCTAAAGTTCAAGAGAAGATAACAACAATCAAAGAGAGCAAGAAGATTGCTGACAAAGTTAGCAACTATCTTGATCTTTATGTTGAGTCAGTTCTTCCTAAGAAGACAATTCTTGACTATGATCGTATGCAGAAGCTTGAGAACATTCATGAGTCACTTAAAGATCTTCTTGTTTGCAATCAAGATGCAGTTGAAGCTAAGAAAGCATCACTTCAAGAGAGCTTCAGCAAAGACAAGAAAGAGCTTGAGACACAGATTGCTAAGCTTCAAGTAAAGCTCAATGAGTCAATGGACAAGAACATGAAGCTCAATAAGAAGATAGACTCTTTCAAAGCACTTGAGCTTCTTGAGAAGAAGACAAAAGATCTTCCTGACTATGAAGCACGTCAGATGAAGAAGCGTCTTGCAGAATCTTCAACAGTTGAGATTGAGAAGACTTTTGACAAAGTTCTTGAGTCAGTCAAAGAAGAGATAAAAGAAGCTGAAGCGGAAGAAGAGACTACTATTGAAGAAGAAGTGAAAGACATCATTGAATGTGATGACAAAGAAAAAGAGAAAGTTGATGAGGCTGAAGATGAAGTCAAAGAAGATGACATGCTCAATGGCCGCAATCACAATCTTCATGTGAATGAGAAAGAAGATGAAGAGCTCACAGAAAAAGAAGATGTTGAGTTAGATGAGTCATATGTAATTGACTCTAACTTGATGAAGTGGTTCTGTGACAAAGCATCAACTATAAACACTGACATTGTAAGATCTTGATATTTTATTGACTTGGTAGTCAATAACCAAAAAACAAACAAAAACATAAATTAAGAAAGAAAACAAAGATGAATAACAGTTTATTAACTGATCCACATCAGAAGAAACTTCTTAAGCGCTGGGAGAAGATCCTTGAGTCTGGCACACCAATTCAGTCAGAATC